TAGTAGGCAGTCCCAATGTTTCCTCAGACCAACGCCTTAAGGAAAACATTGCAGACGCTGATGATGCAGGTAGCACAATAGATGCTATTCAGGTTAGAAAGTTTGACTGGATTGAAGACGGTAGACATCAAAGCTATGGAATGATTGCTCAGGAATTAGCAGAGGTATACCCTGAAGCAGTTAATGTTCCTGAGAATGACGAAGATACACTAGGTATTGCTACTGGAGACTTAATACCTATGTTAATTAAAGAAATACAATCGCTACGTAGTCGTGTAGCAGAACTGGAGAATGTATAATGGGTTGGTTAGATGCGATAGAATCGGGAGCGAATTACTATAACCAAGACGAAGCGTCTAAAGCGGCACTTGCGTTAGGACAAGAAAGCGCAGAGAAGCTATATGGTCTCGGTGAAGACGTTATGAGCAAAACTGAGTTTAAACCTTTTACAGTAACTACAGGGTTAGGTTCAGCTACTACGGATGCTCAAGGTGGTTATTCTTTACAGATGTCCCCTGAGCAACAAGCCCTTCAGAACCAACTAATGTCTGACGCACAGTCTTTGTTTAGTCAGGCAGGTGTAGACCCTAGTATAGCACAGGGTAAACTGTATGAGCAAATTAGAGCCACTCAGCGTCCTGAAGAACAACGTAACGCTTTAGCCTTAGAGGAACGTATGTTATCTCAGGGACGCTTAGGGTTAAGTTCTGATGCTTATGGCGGTGCTACTCCAGAAATGTTAGCACAACAGACTGCTATACAGGAAGCGATGGGCAGGGCGAACTTAGGGGCTAGGACACAAGCTATGGCTGAACAGAAGCAGATGTTTGATACAGCCACGGGTATGATGAATCAAGGCTACAAGCCGCAGGAAGAAGCACTAGCGGCTCTTGGTTATGGTATGGAAGGTTCTAAACTTGCACTTACGGGGGCAGGAACAGGAGCGCAACTGTTTAGTGGATTAGGTCAGTCTGGTATTGAAGCACTGATGCAGGGCACTGAGTTAGCGCAAGGACTTGAAGCAAGTAAGAGAGACACCTTTACTGATTTAATTTTCGGTACTCAACCTTCACTAGAAGAGCAAATCTTAGCGAAGGAGTATGGTATTGATTTAACACAGGATGGCGGTTGGCTCAGTTCTGTAGGTTTCGGTGATGCTCCTACACCTCAGTGGATTAAAGACTTAAACCCGTTTGATTAATAGAGGAAAATACTAATGGCTAATAGAGATATAGCAGGATTATTAACAGGCATCCCTAGAGGTGGTATTGACCCTCGTACACAGATGTCAGGCAGAGAGATGCTTGTAAACAGTGCATTAAAAAATCAGCAACGTATGGGTGGTGCTTTACGTAACATGACAGGTGGCGGTGCGCCTCCTAGTGAACAACTAGCTTTGGGCATGGCTGAGAAAAGAAGAGAAGAAAGTTTAAGACAAAAGCAAGCGGCAGTGGATGTTGCTGATGCTTTACCTTTAGAGTATGCTCAGTTAGCACAAGCAATCCGTAGCGGAGTCAAAGGTGCGTTAAACAAAGGTATTGAAATCTTAGGTAGAAAGCAAGCCGCGCAACCTAAAGGAGAAAAGCCTACAGCGACTGACATAAAATTCGCTAAGAAAGCATTAAGTTTAGCAGGTGAAGAGGCTAAGGGAGGAGAAGGCTTTTTTGCTTTTTTAGATACTGACTGGAACGATTCTTGGAATAATCAAACAGAGACGGCACAGGACTTGTTGGCTACTCAAGTAGCTGAAGTTACAAATAAGTTGATTGATGGAGGAATGGATTTATCTCAGGCTAGAAAACTAGCTATTAAAAAAATGTACACTGACAACCTGACTGAAACAGGTTTGTTTGAGTGGGGTGAATCTCGGATGATGACTCCCGATGAAATAGAAAAAAGACAAAAGAAAGACTTAGAAGCTAGATTAAAAAACTATTAATAAAGGTAAGTTAAATGTCTAACATTACTATTGAACAGCTAGAGTCAGCATTCATAAAAGCTGATGACGCAGGTAATACTGAAGATGCTCTTGCCTTTGCTAACGCTATACGTGAATACAGAGCAGAGGCTAGTAAGCCGCCTGAAGGTGTTAAAGAATACGAAGATGTAGTTCCTGAAGATGTGAAACAAAAGGAACAAGAAAGACTTGAAGCCCCTCCTGTATCCGTTAATCCTATGGCGGCAGGTGGCGGTGCGCTTACAAAAAATCTAGTACAAAGTTCTACTGACTTCTTAAGATACATGGGATTCGGTGAGTTTGGTGAGAAGAAAAGCGTTGAGGGTGTAGGGGAAACAACACGCGCTAAAGAATTAGGTTATCAGTTTAAAAAAGCAGGGAACACCGCGGCTCGTCTGTTAACCACAGCAGAGGCGTACAGCCCTTCTCGCGTCAAGATGATGAGAAACCCTGAGACAGGTCGTTTAGAGCAAGTGTCCGCTGAGGTTTACTATGATGATGCTTTAAAGAATCAAGGCATCACTGGAGAACAGTTTTTAAACATGACTCCAGAAAAGAGAGAAGACATCCTACTAAAAAATAAAGAACTGATGGCTAGAGAAGCCTATCAAATAACTGCTGATGTCTTAGATATAGCAGGTGAAGATGAGACAATGAAGGCTACGGGAACTATCTTGTCTGAGATAGCTGACCCCTTGTTAATACCTGCGGTCGTAGCCAGTAGTGTCGGTACTGTCCCTATGCTCCTTGCGGGTGGGGTGTATGGTCTAGCTAGTGAAGGTAGTAGACAGATGGTTCAGGACGAGGTAAATGCAGACGAACTAGCTAAGTCGTTTGCTTACGGTACGTTATTCTCTGCCGCCTTTGCTCCAGTACAGACAGCAGGTTTAGCGTATAAGACAGCAGTACGTGCGCCTCTTAAGACTGTAGAGAAGGGTGGTAAGAGAGTACTTAACTTAGTAAATAACACAAAAGCAACTAAAGGTTCTCAAGCAACTGCTGACAAGATAGCAGATAAGTTACAAGAACGTACAGCCTATCATCTGTTTAACACTAAGCAGTCTAATGGTAAGGGCGTAACGAATAAACAAGCTGTTGCTTTGGCAGAGAAAGACTTAAGCCTTAATGCTAAAAATAAAATAGATGTTCTTAAGTATGCCAGTAAAGATAAGAGACCTTCGTATTTAAGTAGAGAGAATGCCGCTAAAATTATGGCTAACCTAGACAACCCTGCGGCTTCTACAACTAAGATAGGAAAGGCTTGGGACTACATAGGTGCGCCTGTATCTCAGGTACTGCGTAACGTAGACCAAAGACTAGCAGGTGCTGTACGTAACCACGACATGAGAACAAGTGTTGCATTAGCCAATACCTTAAGAGAAGCCGAAGGATTTAATAGCCTAATGGGTCAGGCGGGTAAGATTAAAGACTCTGCTTTAAAGGCTAAGTACTATGAGATGGAACTTGCACTGAACAACGGTCAAATCCTTAAGGCAAGCAACATAGCCAAGAAACACTTTGGTGACTTGAAGTTTAAAAAATCTAAAAGTGCAAACGAAACCAACTTAGCAGATGAGATGCGGACTTTAAATAAGTTATTAGATGACGTTCATACCAGAGCAAACAAAGCAGGTATTAAGATGTCTTATCTAACAAACTACATGCCTCGTTACGTTAAAGACTTAGATGGTTTACGTCAAGCTGTCGGTAAGAAAACTAACTCTGTTATAGATGAGGCTCTTGCTACAGAAGCTAAAAAAAGAGGACTAGGACACTGGTCTGAACTAGACGATGAGATAGCGGCTGACATAATTACTAAGTCTATTACACGTAAAACGCCTCCTTCAGGCAAGAAACGCTTAGAGTCTGCGCGTACAATCCGTACTATACCTCAGCACTTACAGAAGTATTATCACGACACACCTACGGCTTTACAGTTATACATCAACAAGGCTGAACGAGAGATAGCTAAACACGAGTTCTTCGGTAAGTCCGTTGCGTATAACAAAGCAGGTAAGATTGAACTAGACGAGTCTATTAACAACACCATAGGTAAACACGTTCTGGACATGAAGAAACGTGGTAAGGACTTGACTAACGCACAGCAGGATGACCTAAGACTTTTACTTAAGGCTAGGTTTGAAGCCGCTGATAGGGCTATGGGCAAGACAATGGCTAGTGTTAGAGACTTACAGTATGCCGCGTTACTGGGTCAGTTTGACTCTGCGTTGATTCAGCTAGGTGATATCGGTTCTTCGTTATATTTAAATGGTGTAATGAACACAGCCAAAGCACTGGCTACAGGAAACAAACGAGCCAAGATAACTGCTGATGATTTAGGTTTGGTCAACCAAGTATCTGCTGAACTACAGAACCTTAATGGTATGACCAAGTTTCTTGATTTTGCTTTGACTTATTCTGGGTTTAGGAAGATTGATAAACTAGGTAAGGATACTTTTATTAAAGCATCTTGGCGTAAGAATACTAAACTAGCTAGAGCAAATCCAGATGCTATTGCTAAGAAGTATGGGGATGTGTTTGAGAATGAGACAGCAGATTTAATTGCTGACCTACAGGCAGGGCGTGTTACTGACAACACTAAGCTGTTGATGTGGAATGAACTAGCTGACGTACAACCCATTGCTTTATCTGAGATGCCACAGCTATACTTGGAGATGGCTAACGGAAGAATACTGTACTCTCTTAAATCATTCGGTCTTAAGCAGTTAAACCTGATTAGACAAAACATCGTGAAGAGGGGGCAGAGAGGTGACGTAACGGGTGCATTTGAGGAAGCACTTAAATATTCGTTACTGGTAGGAATGGCTAACGGAAGTATTGAAAACGCAAGAAACTTCCTACGTTCTGGTTTCGACCCTGATGCGCTTAGAGACATAGATGATGTTACCTATGAGTCTCTATCTAAAATACTATTCCTAAGTAAATATAGTAGAGAGAAGTACTTAGCAAAAGGGCAGTATGGTACTTTTGTAACAGAGTTACTAACTCCTGCCGCACCCTCTATACTCGATGCAATGGGTGAAGCTATGAACAATGTATTGTTTGAACAAGAGAATGATTATGAGGCGTTTAATAAAGCACTTCAGAAAGTTCCAATCGCGGGTAGGTCTTACTATTATTTATTAGGTGGTGGTGCTGAGAAAGTAATAGAGCAGGTAGAGAAAGAAGAAAGAGAAGAGAAATAAAAAAGGGGGCATTGCGCCCCCTTAGTTTTACCTATGCTATTTCACACGCGCCTCCGACACACGCCAGTTCTTGCGAACCTGTAGTATTATCTTCCTTCTCGAAGTGTTCTAAGTCTTCCCACTTAATATCCACTGGCATAGCCGCTAGTAACTCCTCATACTTCTCAGCGGTTATGTCCTCATAAGGGGCTTGCTGATAAACATGGTCACTAACTGGCAACAAACTAATACCACTGACACTATCAAAGTTATCCCATATCCACTGTGCTATTTGCAGGAACTCACTATCTGTATAATAAACAGTGATACTTGGCTTATGTTCGCACCAGTAATCTTGGTACTTCTTCCAGACCTTTAGCTGTTCCATTGCACCCACCTGCTTTACTGTAGTACTATTGTCGGGTGACTTGATAGGGAAGCCAAAGACCAGAGAAGACTTACTCATTACGTCATCTTCTACAGGGAAACCTGCGGCTGTCATGTACTGAGCAAGCGGGTCTTTCTTGTCTGAACGCACTCTACGAATATAATGCTTAGAAAAACGGGGATGTATGCCACTAGCAGAATCAACAAGCTGAGACACAGTACCGCTTGGCTTAACACAAGTAATAGCCGCAGACTGAGCAATGCCGAGTTTGTCAGCCCACTCTTTATTAGTTTTGATTGCAACATCTTTCATCTCCGTCAACCACTTATCTAGGTCAGGCGAATCTTTACCCAACAAGTAATGGTCACATATCCCAGTTAAACTTACACCTAATAGTGCTTCTTCTTCTGTGTTTCTCTTCCATACATTGCGTAGGTAGCGGAAGTCAGTCAAGGTAGCCTGTAGAGTTCCGATGATGGAAGCTACTTCAACTTTCTTTTTAAGACTAACAAGGTCATCGTCTGCACGTATAACGACCTCAGATAGGTTACAGAACTGATTACTGCGTAGGATAATCTCAGAGCAAGGGTTAGTCCCAAAGTCCTGCTCAGGGTCTCTCCGTCCGTTCTTAGCGGCTATCTTCTGTGCCGCCACACGACTAAAGATACCACGCTCTCCTGCCTTACTATCGTACATGGTGTGCATCTCAGTAAGGAATGACTCAAAGTCTGGCTTCTCTGTGTAAGCTACGCTGTTGTTAGCCAGTCTACGTTGCCCTTCATCCATCCACCACTGACCAGACTTAGCCTTAGCCATACGTGGGTCTGATAGGTTTGACAAACTAATTAATGCTGACCTACGTACACCACCGACAACTACAATGTCTGCAATCTTACATACAACATCGTGGCACTCAATGCTCGTTAGCTTACGTCCTGATGCCTTCTGAAAGATACCGATGCAGAAGTTAAACAAATCCTCAAGAGGCTCTGCGCCACTAGCACGACCACCAAAGGTCTTGAGTCTAGCACCCGATGGGCGCACCTTACTCACGTCCCACTTAGGTATCTTACCTGCGTACAGCATAGCGATTAACTCACGGAATGCACTAGCCCAACCAATCTTGCTGTCTGCTACTACAATCGTACTGTCAGTCTGGTGGAATGACTCAGCGATGACTGGTAGCTTGGTAATGAAGTTACGTTCAACACTGAACCCTACGCCTGTACCACACATCAGTACGTACATAAGCTCATCAAAGCTACGTGGTGAGTCAATGTGTAGGTAGCTACAGTTAAACCCTGCTACATTGTCCTTGTCTAAAGCATCACCTGCTGTCATCATACAGCGCATACTGGGCATTACTTCTAGGTTATATATAGCATTGTATAACTTCTTGCCTTCGGCTTTGCTTATCTGACCACGACCATCCCAGAAGTCTACGTAACGCTGTACTGTCTCTGCCCATGTCTCACGTCTACCTTCGACAGGTAGCCAACGTGCGTAACGGGACTTGTGTATAAACTGTTGGTACTGATTCATTTCTTAACTTCCTTATCTTTTAGTTTGTCTTTCTCTATATCTTCCTCTGAATGGTCATTGACATTAAGTTTGCCAAAGATAGCATCAAAGTTATCTGCGTACTTCTTGGGGTCAGTGGGTCGTTGTGCCGACCCTTTTCCATACTGTGTCTGTCCCTTCATTATTTGTTCTCCTCTATCAGTCTATTCAAGTACCACTGAGCCTTCTCTAAGTCCTCTACTGCTTTGCCCTTGCGTTCATAACGCCACAGGTACTTCATAGTATTGCCCTTGAGATAACCCTTGAATGCGTCTGGTGTCATAGACTCTTCGATGGCTTCAATACATTCTATCTTGCCGTAGTTATAGTGCTGAGGACTGTTGACCACATCTTCATTCTTGGTCACGAAGTCTTCATACTTCTTAATCAACGCAGGGTGCTTCTCTCGCAGTGCATCCCAGTCAGCAGGGCTTGCGTCATCAATGCTCATAATCATCCTCCGTAAATAAGTCTCTGTTCCTAATTAATCTATCCTCGAAAGCCTCTAGCAAGTCCTCAACTGAGATGTCTAATGCTTCGACAACCAGTACCGCATCGTAGTCCCTTGCTACTGCTTCCTTGAGTTCCTCCAATGTATGTGACATTATTCTTTCCCTTCAACGTATTTGACAAGTTCTTGTGCGGTACTTAGGGTGTAGTGTTTCATACCTTCCTTCTCACACCACTGACCCATTGTAATCTTACCGCCCTTCCGTACCTTCTTATGTTCATTCGATAGTAGGAATACTAATTCGTAACCATCTACTGATATTGTATCACGAATTGACTTATATTTCAAGGTGTCACCTACACGAAAGAAACCTTTTACTTCCACTACTGTCTTACTTGATTCATGTACAAAGTCTGGCATATAAGTTCTGAACACTGTGTAGGGCATTCCGTATGGCTCGTAGTCAAACCCCTTACGTTTAACCTCCTTTGAGAACTCCTTTTCCAGTGCTGACCTAAACTTACCGCTAGTCTTTCTAGGCTTATATTTGCTCAAGGTTAATCTCCTGTACTCTAGGCTCATTAACTACCTCACTTAGGAACTTCGGACCATACGAATAGGCAAAGGCTCTTAGTTCTGGATAGCAATGCTTCTTGTACTGACAGTAGGAACACTTGATGCCTAGCTTCTTGTTACCTGACTTACCATCTGGTACTGTCTCGGTACATAACTCAGTAGGCTCATCTCCCTTAACCATCTCCTTAACGTGCTTAATACGCTCCCTAATGTCTCCCTTGATGTGTTCGTGTATAGGGGCTTGGGTATCCTCTAGGTCGTACTTAAGTACCGCGAGATGTCCATTGGCTTTGTCCATAGCTAACCAACCGAACTCAGTCTCACCACAGGCATGGGCGTATGCTTTAATCTGGTCAACATAACCAAAGGCATCGTCCATAGCAAGTGTACCATCCTTAAACTTCTTGAACCCAAAGGCACTGGCTGACTTAACGTCCACAACAAGCCCGTCAATCTTACAGTCCATGTGTCCCTTGATACCCTCTACTTCACATACACGTTGCTCGTCTGATACTTCGTGTCCTGCCATACGTGTCATAAACAACAGCATCTCTTCAATCAAGTGACCATACATAAACTTAATGTAGGTAGCAGGTTTAATCTCTTCCTTCTCAGTACCATTAACAACATTCCATAAGACCCTATCGTCACGACCAATGTTTGACAGGCGCAATGTTCTTCTATCCGTTGCACGCTTACGTCCGAACTCGGTACGCATTAGAGTCTTCATGTTCTCACCGAACAGTTCAATCTCAGCCTCTACGTCTACGGATTCCTCTGCCTCTTTTGTCTCCATCAATCGGTATATATCATCTACTAATGTGTGTATTGTTTTACTCATCTTCTATATCCTTGAATGCCTTAATGACATCGCTTGAGAATAACTTTTTAAGATTGACCAAGTGCATACGGCTTGCGTTATGGTCTCCCCCTGATACACTCTTAAATGTATCTAGCTTATTAACAATCTTCTTCAGTACAGGTGTCTTGAACACTAGTGTACAGTATTCATCATCACCAATGCAGAGGTTATGAAACCAGTAGTCTGACTCGGTAGCCTCAATGCCTGACGGCTTACCCCAAGACTGGTACTCAATGCAGATGTTACCTGTCTTCTGCCATAAGTCCTTCTCTGATTTAACCTCAATCTTCTTGTCCTGTAGCATCTCAGCTACCTTATCCTCTCTGACTTCTCCGTACTGTAAGTCGAGGTCGAACTTCTTTCTATCTGCTTTGCAAGGTTTCATTGTGCATTCCTCTGACGTTTTTTAATGTTCCTAATCGTCTTCTTAGAGTTACATTTCTTACAGATATAATCACCTTTTTTAGAACTACTGACCGCCCAGTTGACACCCTTCTCTAGCTCAACTCCACAGTGGTTACAGTCCTTAGTGAGTTTCCGACCAGTTGTCTCCGACTTGGTACTCCCCTGCAAGAGGGCAATTAAGTTTGTAATAAATACCCGCGGCTTCGATGCAAGACACTGCAAGCCTTCCGAAAACTTCTGCCTCATCTTCTCTAACTTCTGTTTGAATTTCATCATGTATATTACCTATAAATTTGTAGTCAATTTTCCAAGTACTAGCGTATTCGTCTAGCAAACATAACGCCTTCTTCATAACGATAGCACCTGCCGATTGTAGTAACGTGTTTAGTGCTGAGTGTTCTGAGCGTACTGCGACTCGTCTCCTATCCAGTCCGTGAACATAACCTCTTCCAGATGCCACACTAACTCTTTCTCGTAGGTCTTTAAGAGATGGCGTGTTTGATAGGAACTTCTCCTTAAGTCGCTTACCATCTCTAGCAGTTCCTCCAACGATACTTCCGATTTTTGCATCCCCTGCTCCATAGAGGAACGCATAGATGAAAGTCTTTGCTTGACTTCGTGTGTCAACACCACTAGCAAGTTGGTTTGCTGTATGAATGTCTCCAGTGAGTATTTCATTTGTATATCCCTCATCGTTCATATAATGTGCAAGCATACGTAACTCAAGCCCTGATGCATCCATACCGACAACCTTGTAGCCTTTGGGTACTGTCCAACAGGCTCTACAGTCCTTGCCGTAGGGTGCGCTTGAGCTTGGCACTTGTGCTACATTGGGACTAGAATGCGTCATGCGACCAGTCACTGCTCCGTTAGCGTTTACATATCCATGCACTCGTCCATCATCTTTGACAGCATCTAGCCAACTCTGTACCTGTGCAATACGCTTCTGAACCATTAGGTACTCAGCAATCATATTAGCTTCGGGTATACCAGTGACCTTAGACAGTATGGCTTCGTCTACAATAATGTGTCCCTTCTCTGTAAACTTCTCTGGCTTCCAACCAAAGAACTGCAAGTATCTGCCTATCTGCTGACGCGAACCTAAGTTAAACGCAGGGTAATCAATACGGCTGAAAGGTGCTGTATAGTTCTCCCACTGGTCTCCTAGAAACTTAAGACCAACTACGGACATCGTGCCGTCCTTCTTGTACTTAGGTGTTATCTCCTTGATGAATGTAGGTAATGGTTTAAATGTTTCATGTACCTTATCTTCAAGGTCGTACTTCTTTTACTTAAGTT